CAACACAGTGCCAACAAGCCCACCAACAAGACCTGAAAACCCTAGATCCTTTAAACCTTCAAGAGAAAATAACCAGTCAAATACCTTGTCCATATTGGCATCTTTTTCGTATATCCCTTTATCCAATCCCTTTTGCACAAGTTCAGTAATTACTTCTTCACCCGCTTCACCAAAGGTCCCCAGTAACCATTGTCGAAGTGCGGTGTCAGCACCACTTTTACCCAAAAATGCCATGACAGGAAGTATTTCAGCTAATGTTTCGGTACTCGCCATCGTGAATGCGCGACCTAGATTCGTATTTTCATCAAGACCAAGAACTTCGCGCCCATAATACAATTCTTGACCATACACATGAGCAGCAATTGATCCCAATGCAATACTACCTGTTCCAGTAAGAGCGCCCAGTGCTAATCCTGGTACCATGTGGGTGACTGACTCTATGGCTGCTGAAATTACACCACGAGGTGTAAACCGATCTGTTTTGATTCGCATCTCACTGGCTTGCTGGTCAAGACTGGTGCTGATATTTCGTTGAGATGCAATGTCAGGGTCACTGAGAATATCCTGTGTGCGTCGAGCTGATTGTTCTGGTGTCAATGGATTTTCAATAATGTCAGCATATTTATCGCGCAATGCCTGCTTTTCTTCCGGTGTATCAAGTTGGGCTAGTTCATCACGCAGACGAGAAGCAGAAGATGACGAGTTAACACGTTTATACAATTCGGCTCTTTCTCGATCATCCATATAATCAGCAATTGGGTAACGCAAACCGATATGCATTTGCCCAATTATTTCAGAAGCACTTTTAGCAAGCCCCAAAGTGCCAGCATCGAATGATCTACTGAACACCTCAGACCAAGGGGTCGCAGAATCAGTAAGCGCCTTCTCGATACCTCTGAGGACTGGGATATCATCAATTGATACACGGGCGTTGTCTTCCAGGTACTCAGCCGTAATCGGACTGGCCTTACGAAGTTCGCTTACACTGATATTACCGTATTTGTGACGTGCCTCAGTCTCTACCCGATTACGTTCAACCGTATCGGTGGGAAGTCCTTGGCTGTCGGATATCTGGATAATCTTGGCTGACTCATCAGGATTCTTTCGAGCAGCACGATATAGCGACTGCCCTAAGCGGTCGTCGCCCATTTCATCTAATGCGCGTTTTTCTTCATCTGTTAGCGGCACTGTGCTCCATTGCCTCTAATATTTTCTGATTGCTTGCATCCTCAAAGTCCGGAAGGTCTCGAATCTTCTGATAAAGAAACGGCCTAGTCGTTGTCATATACTGAAATTTCTGTTCATCTGTCATATTCTCAGAATAGAACTTGTCCAGCTCTTCAGCATCCAATTCATAAACTCGTTCATTATACCAATCATAGTCGATCATTAACTGCGTATCGACAAAATCTCTAACCTGCTTATCTGTCGGTTCCTGACCGGTGTTTTCGTAAATCGCGTCTATCCACATGCCGGTAGCATCAACCATCGCAGAGAAACCATCCTTTTTCTTTGCCTTGTCCAACTTTGAACGAATCATCTCCATAGTAGTGAAGAAACTACGTCGCTTGTCGGGATTATAAGACTTGTCATATGCCATCGACATGAACCTGTCAGCGTGACTGGCGGTCATCCACTGGGCGACTCCTTCAATTGTCTTAACACCTGCCTCCTCCTCATCATCAATACTGGCGTCAGCTTTCGTCAAAACTGACTCTATGGCTACCAGTATTTCATCGTAATTCTTGCCTTTGTCGCGAATTGTGGTCTCGATAAATCTCTCGATCCTTTTACGATCGTCCGGGGGCATTGTTGGAAGCCCCCATCTAACAGCAGACTCTATGTCTAACATTTCATCGTTAGTCAGGCCTTTACTTGGTAATCTATATGTCTGACGAACGTTTTTAATTTTCTCAAAAAGAGCATCCTTTTGTTCCTGGATCTGCTCTTTACGAACAGTCTCGCCGTTAGTATCAGGAGCAGACTCTTTGTAACCTAATATATATTTACGCATACCGGTCCAATCTTTAGCGTGTTGATACTGAAGCAACTTATCGAGAATTGCCTCAGGTGTTCGTGTCACTGTGCGATCGCCCGTCTGTCCTTCTGCGGCGATCAGCATGTTGCGTAAACCTATCGACATCTCTTCAAGATCGGCAGGAAGGATGTCCGACACTTTGTAAGGTTGTCCAGTTTCCGGATTGATTTTCCCCCTACGAATATTCTGGTAATATTCAAGATGAAGATCAGACTGAGTATCCAGATCGGCATGGTCTCGATAAGTCTCTCGATTTCTAGCCTGACGTCTGATTTCAACTTTCAACTTAACAAGACTTTCCTTAGTGAAATGTTTACCGATCCTCTTATCACCAACCTCGATATCATCGGCGTCTTTAATCATTTCACCGAATGTCATGTCGTCATCGATATATTTCTGAGTAATCTGTTCAGCGACATAAGCAAGTTCCCCTACCTTGGCAACCTTGAGTAATGCCTTACGCACGTCGGTCCGCATATTAGCTTTCGCCAACTCTGACTCTAATGCTGCAACTTGTTCCCCGTTCGACGGTAGTGATTCGATCCAACCCTTAACAGCACTCTGTCTGAAATTTTCAGCTACTTGATTATTCTCCGGTAACCACCCGTTCAGCTCATAACGTTCAACCATGCTCTCAATAGCAAAAATAGCGCTCCTACCATCCCCATTAATCGCAGCCTCTCGCCAGTCGTCCAACTGAACATTCAAGTCTTCAAGTTTGAAATCTGTCTCAACTTTCTTAACGTGATCATGCAGTCGTCCGGCACCTTCGGCAATACTGAGTTGTTGAGATTCTTCAAACTCAGTTCTCAGCCTGGAGTTTGAAATAGTCTTTGCTCGTTCACGGAGTAACTCGTCAACATTTGTCTGATACTCCTCACCCCATTTGTTGTAGCTTCCGTTAGCACCATCACGATCTTCAAATTCTTTGAGCAACTTATACCGATCAATACCGAACTTACTGTTGGCCGTTACAAGTTCTGTCCGGTCCTTGCGCAGCTTGTAATTTTCAGCAACCCTGGCCGCTTGATCGATGCTAGTACCCAGATCAGCAACCGCTGCACCGATGGCACCAGCATTACGAATGGTTGCAATAGGTTGACTGCCACGGGGAATGACTCGTTCTATATCTTCTGGTCTACCGATTGTTGCCATTATCCCCACGTCCCCATATCGTATCCCGCAGAACCCACCCTACTAGCACCACTAAGCACAGTGGACATTGCTCTCCACCGACTTGCCGTCTTAGCGTTCTTACCTTCAAGCCGTCGGGCCTTCGCTTGAAACCTGCGCCCCTGCGCCCGACTCTCAGCGTCATACATTGCCGCCAGTGCGTTATACTTCCCCACAGTACCAGCTTCAGCAAAATCTCTGGTCATACCTGGGTCATCTGTCGTACCACCACTGGCCGCTGCTTGCGCCCTCATGTCAGATATAAGCTTGTCACTACGACGCTTTGCCTCATGTGACTCACGAGTACCAGCAGCAAATTCTCGTTTGGCTTGACGTTCACGCTGACGGGCTTCAAATCGTGCTGCCCGATCCGCTGCCTTACCTTGTTGCATTGTTCCAGCAGCAGAAACGACTGTTGCAGCGACCATTGCCGCTATGATGGCTGTTTCTGCACCCATTTCCACACTCCTGTCATTTCAGTTTCTCTAAATCCGACATGCTTCAAGAATTTATTGGCAGTCGGTTCGTCTTTATCCGGTGTTGCGTACACTGGTACAGTCTGTCGATCCAACAACTCCCTGATCACTCGCATAGCTACCACAACCGACCGTGGAAAGTTCTTCACTATGTCATCCAACTTGCTAAAGCACTGAGGTGGTTTTGAGTACATGATCCCTGCCACACCCACAACTTCACCGTCATGTTCAGCAGCAAATCCCCGCACTGAGTACGGAAACCCAAACCCATATTGAGCAACAAGATCACTCTGTATCATCGGTCTTATCTGCACCGTAATAATCCAATTGTCTGTTTGCTAACATTTCTTGTTGAGTCGGATCATTGCTTTCATCCAGTCCGTATGACATTGCCTTGATCGTTACCGGATTGACCGCCTGAAGATGAATACGCGGATCGGTTTCCATTACACCATCAAACGTGAACGGTTTATGATCGTATGCTGATAATGTAGCTGTCAGCACCACTGCCTTACCGTCTTCAATATCGGGAAACGCTTTCAAGTTCGATGAGTCCGGCCCGACCAACAAACCATTCGGCCAGTAGTTTTGCAGAATGAACCCTGTGTTAACCACTCGCTTATCGTAGGTCAAGGTCGAATACTTTCCATTACCCAACTTCGACGATGTGTAATTGGCAGTGTACCGCATCCCAACGACCACGTTAGTGTACGCTGCCGATCCGACCGTGATCTGATTGCTTGCTACAGTATAGGTGCCCTCATACGCACCATCAGCCCACACATGGACTGTTTCACCTTCAATATGATCTAACCCTGTGAGAACTGCACTCCCAGGTGATGTATACGTTTTAAATGAGTCCGTGTGCTTGGATGTGCTGCCACCAATTGCTTCGCTGAACAACGCCATCTTCTCAAGATAATGACCACCTCCTCTGATAACAGAAAAATACACACGGTCCTCACCAGTGGCTGGCAACACATGGACATCTTCAATGGTGTCCGATCCGGCAGTTATGATTCGACTCCACGCCATTACATCCTCTGACTTGTCCATCAGAAAAACTCTCGCCTCACCGTCATCCAATACGACGTATATCCGTATTTCCGGCTGCATGGTTACTGCTATTCGCTTAACCCCTGCACTCAATATATTGGGATTCAGTACGGTTAAATCGGCTGAATCATGAATGTCCTGGTTGTATTCATATTCAAGTTCGTAGATCTTCTGTAATGACCGTTGAATAAAATATCCTCGACCGTTCACAGCAACAGGTTCTCGACCTCCCGCACCCTGACTGGACCCACGTTTGATGTTAGTGTTACTGGGTGTCAGTACATCACCAAAACTGTTGGATCGGACAGACAGTTCATCTGATGCAATACCCATGATCAGTCGATTCAGCGGCAACAACCATTCAACATTGTCAACAGGACCGAAACCAATAGTCTTAGGTATTGCCGCTGAATCTCCTGAAATCGTGTCATCATATGACGTGAATGCGTCTGACACCGACCCCCATGCCTTTGTACGACCACCCCACCACAACCTGCCTTCATACAATGCAACAGCGGTCGGGTAGCCACTGGTGCCGTCAGACTTCGTATTCCACTCACCTCGATACCAGTCACGGGTAGCGTCTGTTCGACCAAAATCAATCACGATATTGATGTTGACAATTGTAGTTGAGCTGTAGCTAGTAACCAGGCCAATGCCTTCAACTGAACCACCTTCATATTCTAACGATGCAGCAACTGTATCCGTCCCGTAATCACCGGTCTTGATGTGTAATCGATAATAGAGAATTGAATTGTCAAACCCGTCATCAAAATTCTTAATTTGTACAGTGCCATACGACTCAACGTCTGTCCAAGTAGAATCATCCGTTGACCGCTGCAAGGTAATCGTTGAGTCAACAATACCTGTCACTATAATGATAAATATTCGGGATGCTTCAACACCTGTTACACGTATTGACCCTGTCCCTGTACTTTGGGCTGTCAGAGTTGCTGTCACCTCTTGGCCTTGAGATACCAGTTTAAAAATAGACCCAACATCGTTTGAATTGAAATAGGCTTTACTGGCCGTCAAAGTTTGATTACCGCCAGACAACGCACCAGGTGCCAATGTTACATCGGTGGAATTGATAAACCCAAAAGGGCCATCAAGCGGTTTATAATCGACAATCGACCATGACCCTGTACTACGACGCTCGATCTTGAATTGCTGACCGCCTGAGTATGCAACAAAAACCACATCGGCAGACTGGGCGTACCTGATTGTTGGCAGGTTTGCTTCGGCTACCGATGTGGGGAGCGAAAAAGTACCAGTAGTTTCAAACGCTACACTGTCAACTAATGCTCTTTGCTTGCTTGAGTTACTAAATGTAATATCAATGTCAGCGGTTGGAGTAAACACTAATGAATGGGTGCCTGGTCCAAGAATACCAGAAAAAATATCAGCAGTATGTGCGGCAGGAGTTGCAGCAACTGTGTTACCTATTTCAACCAGTACAGGAGCATCTTTGATAATTATTCGTAATCGATGCTCTGCCGCAGTGTCCCATGCTGATGTTCCTTGATATCTAACAGCAGACTCAGTACCAGTACCAGTAAGTCCACAGTATCCACCAGCCACCCATACACTGGTTGCACCAGTCCCATCAGCATCTGTCCAACTGGTCACATTAGCATCAAACGTACCATTGGCGATTGTAGTGTTTCGGGTAACGGCGGCGAGAAGTGCGTCAGACACCCACACGCGCAACAGATTGTCGGTGAATTCTAAACTTGCGGTATCGGAAGTTGACGCCACAAAAGGAATGTTATAGACATCGGTAGCATCGGCATGTTCACCGATGTACTCAAACCCTGGCCGAAACATCATGGGACCAAGACGGATCGGCATGAAATTTTCCATCAAGGTGCCGGAGGTGTTGACCTTGACAATATCATCCCTCGCTATTGCGAGTGCGTCTATCTCACCACGATTGAACTTGTTCCCGTATTGACGGACTGGGACTGACATAATTAAGGTCTACCATTACGCAAGCCGGTAGACCGACCGCTTGACCTCGATCTCACCCATCTGCCTTCTCTGATGTGTTGGGGTGAGCCGGTCATAGCATCCGTTGACCGTGCCTCACGTTTGAACTGGTCCTGTCGTGCGACTGCGTTATCCACATTGCCGCTTAGACTGGGGCCGATCTCAATTGCAATATTGGCAGCAACGAGATTGGCGAAATACTGCGGCCAGCTACTGGGTGCTGTCATGAAACTGGTCTTGACGTACTTGACATAGATCGTGTCCAATCCGCAGAACCAGTAACCATTGTCATCTTCGTAGTCCTTCAGTGGGGTAGTGAAGAACTCATCCTGAAAGACACCGCCCAGTCGGTGCATGTCACTAGGATGAGCGTACACCCTGTTATGCCCCCACCCTGGTTCTAACGACGGATCGTAGGTTATCTCCTGGCCGGTCATCGCAAACGCCCAACCGATATCTTCCAGAGTAGCGTTGACAATGCCCATACCGACCGACACATCTGCCTTGGTGCGACGGGGCGAATCGTCGTCGTTGGATACTATCTCATCGAGTCCCAAGATGAAAAACGCCTTGTTATATATCTTGCGCCATTCGTCGTCGATTGTAGCTGTTGTTCTGGTGCCTCGATCCGATTCCTTGAACCCTTCATGTTTGATCAGGTAGTTCAGTCGGACAGAGAATGTAGCGGTGATGTCCTTACGAAGTTCAGCGTCTTCGACAAATCGGGCCTTGATTTGATCGGCCAGATAAGCTGACAACAACTGTTTGTAACCTGGGGTCCAGTCACTGGTCGCTGGACTGCTGGAAATAAACCGCAAGTAGATCGTTTCGTACTTACAGGCAATCGTCCGACCCTCGATCAAATACTGGGTGATTGGTTCGTCCATCAGCGGATCGGCATGTAGTTCACAGATTGCCAGGTAGTCAGAAGGCAAAGTAAACACGTTGTCAAGATCGTGATTGGCACTGGTCGATGAGGATGTCAGCCTGTTAGTCTCAAGTGCGAACTTGGGTTTGGTAATCTCGTACAGGTAGTTGACCGCACCACTGTCGATGATCGAGTCCAGTGCGACCCGTATCTCAGAATCATCATTGGTGCTGATGATGTGAGGCTTACCCATGAGATTGAGCGCACCGTTATAAACATTCTGATAGTCACTGGTCAGCGTTACCGTGGACGACGGTGGACGTGGCTGAGTTTCCTTGGCACCCTCAAGTGTGATCGCCGCTTGCACCCGACTGAGAAACAGTTCTTCCAAACTGATCAGTTTCTGCGGTGCGACCCGTGGCGCGATTGACTTAGCCAGATAACAGGCTACCACACTGGCAAACGTCGGGGTCCAGTTGGCAAGTGCTATACCACTTTGAATGTACCGCAACCAGATGTTTGTATCTACATCACAGTAGAGCGTCCGATCCTCAATGATATAACGGTGAATTACCTCATCGAGTTCTGCGGTATCGTAGACTTCAACAAACGCAATGTATGCTGCCGGAAACGCATACGTCTGAGCCAGTCCGTGGTTGGTCGCTACCGTACCTGGGCTGAGTTTGCCCACCAGCATTGCGAACTTAGGCTTGACCAGTTCCAGACAGTAGTCGTTAGCGTCTGGATCGTCATATGCACGATCCAGATCATAACGTACCGGAACATCCTCTGTATCACTTGAGAGGGCACGTTCCCCGACCAGCAAGAGCGCATCATTGTAGAGGCTGAGTTTTGTAACAGCCATGAATTAGTACTCCAGCTTAGTTAAAAACCCCTCTGCGTCAGTGTCACCATCGAGAGCGAGGATATACTTATCAAGCCACACGGTTGCTTCTTGTTTGGTTGGAATCATTTCTTTGATGAACTCACCATCATCAAGTCGTTGTATGCACCACTTTTGCTGGCCGCGCATCACTAACTTGAAGTCTTTGGACTTGTCCGATTTAACATCAGGCTTCACATCGTCAAGTTGGGTGAGTGATAACATCTTCAGTCTGATGTTTTTGCCATCCGTATACGTGACCAAAAGCACTGCGTGATAAGAAAAATCAACAGGTATTACTCTGATCTCTGCACCCATCTTTAGCCTGGGGACAACGAACGCCCAAAATTCTTTCTTCACCAGGTCTTCAGGTGTAATACCTGCGGCAACCCGACAACTATATGCCTGATACGCATGAACTCCAAACTCCAAGTCTTTGGGTTTGAGTGGATCTAACTTTCTTTCTTCAACTTGTACTTCGCTCATTTTACTTTCCTTTCTTCAAAAGATGATGCGCCCCGAAAGGCGCACCGAATTACTATGTGGTGAGCGGAGTGGTGATTGTACCGGTGCCATTAAGAACAGCCTTGATCGACCAAACTGCTGTTGTTAGACACTCGATTTCAATCCAGCCACCGATCAGACCACCTGTAGTCGATCCGTTTGACACAACACCTAGATCAGCAGCACCATCTGCAAAGTAAGTGTCATTCTCACTACCGCTTCCTTCTACAGATACTATGACAGCACCGGCAAAGAAATCACCGGCTGTTGCCGTACTGGTTAGCAGTCCGTAAGTATCGGCCGCAGTCACAGTTACGGTCGTCATAAAACTATACTTCAGACCGACAACTGCCGTTGGCAGCGTGAACACCTGACCATCTGCGCTATCGAACAGGAACATGTCGCCAGATTCCGACGGTTGGATCAGTCGGGTTGCTGGTGACGACGCATGAACTTTGCGCCCAGTCTTACCGGTTGACAGATTGACCACACCTGATTTGACCTTAATACCCGTGCCAACCGCAGTCGCCTTGACCAACACAGGCGTGATCACCAACGTGCCACCACCGGAAATATCAGCGTCACCCGTGGTGATACGATACTCAGTATCCAGATCATTATCGAAGGTTACGATATCGTCAATCAGAAACGTACCGGTTCCCGCACTCTGTAGTGCAATGGAACTCTCACCGATTGGCTCGATAGCACTGCACAGGGCACCACTCGCGGTACCACTGGTACGATGGGCAACTGCCGTTAACAGATTGGTAACCAAGTCGGTAGTGTCTACATGCAGTACTGCGTCACCGGCTTTAAGACCAAGATCAGCAGCATTGGACACGTAGTTTACAGCGGCAACGCTGTTCAGCGTGTCGCCATCTTTATACACCCACAGATCACCACCATTGGCACCAACACTTTGGGTAACCAGTCGAGGAGGATTAGCTATTACATAAGTCATTTTAATCTCCTGGGTGCGCCCGAAGACGCACCTTTGGTTATCCGTTTATGTAGTAAACGGGGTTGCGGGGGTAGCCGTACAGGACGCAACGCCTGTGACCGCCCACAAGACCGTAGAAATACACTCGACCTCGAACCATGTACCGATCAAACCACCAGTAGTGGTCTTGTTCATGGACATCCCAAGGTGGGTACTGCCGTTGGCAAAGTGAGTCTCACCTGTTGCGGCACCTTCGATATTACCCTGCATGGCACCGACCATGAAATCACCGGCTGTTGCCGTGCTGCAAAGCACCGCATAAGCGTTCGATGTCAGATCGACCGTGACCAGGAAACTATACTTCAGACCAACAACAGCTTCCGGCAGAGTGAACGACTGACCAGCAGCACTGTCCATCAAGAACATGTCACCAGATTCCGACGGTTGGATCAGTCGGGTTGCTGCTGACGATGCGTGGACTTTGCGACCAGTCTTGCCGGTTGCAAGATTGATAACACCCGATTTGACCTTGATACCCGTACCCACTGCTGTCGCCTTGACCAACACAGGTGTGACTACCAACGTACCACCACCTGAGATATCAGCATCACCGGTAGTGATTCGATACTCAGTATCTGGATCGTTATCAAAGGTGACAATATCGTCGATCACAAAGGTACCGGTTCCCGCACTTTGCAGTGCAATGGAACTTTCACCGATTGGCTCAATGGCACTACACAGCGCACCACTAGCAGTACCACTGGTGCGATGAGCAACAGCAGTTGTAAGGGTGGTAGTCAACAAAGTTTCATCTATATGCAAAACAGCATCACCGGCTTTAAGACCAAGATCGGCAGCATTAGACACGTAATTGACACCGCCGACAGTTGTCAGGCTGTCGCCGTCTTTGTACATCCACAGGTCGCCACCATTGGCACCAACACTTTGAGAGATCATACGAGGAGGATTACTTATTGCATAACTCATTTGTTACTACCTCCCTTATGACAATGCAGAGTCGTCGTGCGGCATCTTAACCACACCGGCGTTTTGCAAGAGTTTAGACCCCATGTATGTCGTACATCTGACCCACGACTTGTCATTTTTTCTGTCGTAGTCTGCATACGTTTGAAGTCGTTCGGCGTCCATCGCATGACCGATGGCATTCTGCGAGTACATAAAGCACGTCGCATTGGCACTACCGGCACCGTTGAGATCACCATCAACAAGCCAGTTCACTCCAAACCATGCGAAGGCTATATCCGTAGATATTTTCTCAAATGGTTTCTGACTGATATAGTCTACGGAAGTAAACGATGCTAATCCCATCAGATACCCGTGAAAGGCCGGTGTTATTACAGCATAAATCGGGGCGTCCTTTGTCGCAAACGCATTTCCCAACTTTGTTTTTGCAACTGTAACTCTTGTGAGTGTAGCAACTGCTGCTGCACCCCAGGTCACGGTTGCGGCATCCAAGGCAGTACGAATGTCTTCGTCAATCTTACGATTGATAACTGCCATTGATGTTTCCTGCATGATCCGACGACCATTGCCTTGTGAGGCATAGAGGTTGAAGCCGGTTCGTTCAGGAACATCATGCCATTCTGCTAAGGTAGCAGCAGGTTGATTCAGATTGTCAGCTCGTGTCGGAATGTCACCATTCGCACCACGAGTGACAGCGGTTGCACTGCCAGAGTCAGCAACCAGAAAGGTTGCAGTGTTACCGTTTATCTCAGTCTCCGTGATGGTCGTATGACGCATCAAAGACTGGCGTTTCTCAAAACCAGCAACAAACTCTTGACGATACATAGTTTGAAATGCTGTGTCAGCCATTGCATATGTCCTCTAAGTTCAAGTTAATAGTAACCAGTGCTTTGAGTTGGCTATCAGTCGTTTTACGTGAGTTGACCTGGTAATCCAGGGGTCACTTTTACGAGCCTCAAGGGTCTACACAATGGTGTGCGTTTTAAATCTTACTCCTCTGCATTCAAATTGTCACGGGCAGTAACCAGTGCCTGGTACCGATCCTGAGCCGGTTGATCTTCAAACCATTCCTTCGTTCCCATCCGTTCTTCCAGTTCAGCAATTTCATCTGTAATCGCTTTCATTGGGTTTGCAGCGTTCGGTACCACGGTCGCACTGGGGTTCAATTTACGTGCCCAGTCGGTCATAGCAATTAGCATTTCAGGCGAATTGAACACCTTACGACCATCTGCTAAAACCGCATGGGCAAACAGATCACGTACTGTTTCCGGCAACGATCCAAGGATAGATGATTTCAATAAATTCAGGTTTGTATCATACTCGCCTTTCCACAACGACCGAACCTGGCCGTCAGCCTCTTTACGATACTCCTCCTGCTGGATCTCCTGCTTGTGGAATTGTTGCTGCTGCCCGTCCATCATGGCATTGGTCAGTAGCGACACTTGCTCTGACGACAGATTCATTTTGTGGGCAACGGGAAACACACCGTCCAGCACTTCTTGGTCTTCCTCACCAAGCACCAGTCCTTCCTCCATCGTCACCGTGTATTCTTCAGCGGTAGCAGGAATACCCTTCTCAGTCCGAAACTGTACCCAATCCTCATCAGACGAATGCTCATCCGGTTCTGCCGCCGCTTCAATCTGACCGGTACGGATTTTCTCCTGGGCATTAAAGTAATTATCGACCAAGGCCGGTAAACCACCTACCCGTTTCAAATGATTCAGTCGTGCATCATCTTCACCGGCTAAATCCTCGCGCCAACCATCCGGCACACTGTCGAGCCATGACACTGGTGGATCGGCTGGTGGATCGGCTGGTGGATCGGTCACGACCGTTACTGGTGGTGTGCCTGGATCGGCTGGTGGATCGGCTGGTGGATCGGCTGGTGGTGTGCCTGGTACTACCGGTGCTACTTCGCTCATTTTCCCTGCTCCTCATCGTCTTGAAGTTGCCCAACTTTAATGTTGAGCGTTTTTAAAATCTGCATACCTGGAAACGCACGACCGTTCATAAACACCGTCTCATCCGGCTTACCAGGAACAAACAGTAGGTCGTGCGGCCTACAAAACTTGTTACTGATAACGGCCAGTGCCAGTTTTTGCTGATAAGCATCAGCCGTGCCAGCACCAAGTGCCTGAAGTGCCATAACTTCTCGTTTGGTTATCTTGGGTACATTGAAACATTCCGGTCTACTCATAGCTTATCTATGATCTTGTCCAATCTCACGTTCTGCTCTTTGATGATAACGATTACATTGTCCAGCCTGGAAGTCATCACAGCGATATTGGTCGTATTTATATCAACCCTATCATCTACAACAACAATCTTCGCTTCCACGTCAGCGTGTACCGCTTCAATCGTTGCTTCAACAGGCGCGACAACTTTCCTCGCTTCATCCTCAGCGGCCCCTGTAACGTAATATCCGAACACCCCGAACGCAACCAGAACCACCGACACTATTGCGGTTACTATGCTTGCTGTCGTACCTCTCCCGTTAGCCAACTTACTACCCTCCATCCGTGTACAGTACGGTCTTTTCGCCGCTGACCCGTGGAATGTATTGACCGTTTTCCCAATACAGTATTGATCCCTCTCGTGCCGCCTCACGACCGCGCAAGATCCGAATCGTTTGAATTAACTCATCCTTACTGCCGCCTTCAGGAAAATCTATGGCAGCGAGTTCATGCTGCTGCATCGGCCCCTCAATCATAGTCGCAAACTTCCTGGTCTTTTCAGACAATGCCAGTGTTGCCCGTTGGGATGATCGACGCTCCTTCGATGCTTCAAACTGTGCCCGTCTGTCAGCCATCCAAATTGACAGCAGGATAAAGACCACACCGGCAATAAAGCACCCGATCAACAATACCGGATCGGCTTTTAACCCGAACCCTGCGCCGAACACTGACCCACCGCTCATCACCATACCCCACAGCCTGACTTGACCGTTGGGAGTGGCTACCAGATCCTTGAGTACACCTATTGCTTCATCTTGAACCGTCATTCCCTTGAGTCTCCAATGCTTGCATAGCTACTTCCTGAACCTTAGCCATCTGCTTGCTTTCCAACGCCTCATCCGGTGGAACCAGCCAGGTTGTCGGTGCGCCGATCCCAACTACTGCGTCACGGATTGCTTCTGACAGATCGATATCATGACCCACCATCGGATCGAGTTCAATTGCACCGGCCAGCATTTCCCTGGTCCGTGCATAGCGTTCCGCGATTTCTTCATTCTCACTGGCGGTCAGCGGTGATTCAAATTTAAACTCTACATCAGCGCCACGTAACGACGGGGGTATGTCGTAGTGCGACCCAAGCATATTGTTTTCCATTGCAATTTCAAACGCGAGTTCGCAGGTCTGACCGTTGTCCTCTGCCTCGATGGGTGCAAACAGCGGTAAATTCTCGCGCCGGAACTGCTTCATCCGTTCGCTCACCTCATACGCAGTCATTTCATGAGTGACATCGGGTAGACTCAATTTGTTCAGATAAAACGCACTGTTCAGGGTATCAGTGATCCGTTCGCGCTCAGTCTTACCAATGGGGTACCCACCCCTGTCTTGGGCGATGGTACGCAGTGAGGGACCCAGTCGCTCATCATACCCCTCATCCACGTAAGTGACACCATCCGGCCCCAGGTCGATATCTGAGCGTGTTACATTAGCTGTCGCAATAACCGGTGGACGGGCATACCGTTCTGCCGCTTCCATCAGGGTATGCGTCATCGCTTGCAGGGTACGTGAATCTGACAGACCGACCGTAGTGGCTGGTGAGTACGCATAGGCACTACCGGCAATCGTCTGGAACCTGGGAACCACATACATCTTGTGGTTCATACCCACTTCCTCAATCACTTCCTTGTGCGCCTTGTCAATCCAAATCGATACATACGAGAATTTCGATTCCATTTCATCGTCACCCAACATTCTCGTTGGAATAGACAGGTGTAGCACCTCAATCTCATGAAACGGGTCGCGCATCTCGTCCCGCACGATCTCCGCATGAATATTGTCCTTACCAAAATAACTGATCAAATCACGTCTGGACATCTTCGCCTTACGCATAACTCCGCACACCTGACCTGTTTCGTCTTCAAACCAGGCACAATCCCGCATGTGCCAACAGCGGAACAACAGTCCGTTGTGCAAACGGTTCATTTCGACTGATTTAACACACTGCCCGAACGTAACGAAATCATGGTCGCCTTCCTTGGACGCTCTCACGAACCCTGCGGATCGGTGGTACATATGGCGTCGCAACTGTATGGTATTACGTTGCAACCACTCGATACCGGCGTAGTCAGGTTCTCGATTGGCAACACCCATTTTGAACCAGTTGCCATCGCGCAGCATTGCCGACAGCGAGTTACCCAGGTCACGACGGATTAAGAGCGGAAACGAATCCATCAGGTTGTCAGCAAACTCCTGGCCGACATTACGAGTTGTAGTGAAATCTGCTCTCTCAGGATAGAAATGATCACCCAATATTTGCCACAGGCTTTTCATCACTGACTGATTTTTAAACTGCTTGTCAGCCAGTTCTATTAACTTCGTAGCATCCAGTTTCATCCTAATGTATTCCTTGTAGCTTCACCGCCCAATACTGTACCGGCGAACAAATCCCTTTGTAAGGGTGCCTGGATCGGTCGGCGTCTGGACCGTTGACCGGTACGAGTGGATGAATATGGCACGGGTGTCGATTTCGGACCTTTTGGCGGCAGCGGTTCGATAGGTGCAAGTATTTCACCAGCAAAGTCAAGATCACGATTTTTCGCCTGTCGTGACAACGGATCAGTACTGATCGCAAGATTATGTGAGTTGTTAAGTGACTTGCTCATCCAAGCTGTCCTCTCCGATCCACTACCGTACCAGCCTGAAATCCCCGCTTACCAACACCTTGTTTTCGCACATCGCGTCGATATGCAGCGGTCGTGTTGTAGGGCACTGGTGTTTATCCCGTGTCTTTTTCTTCGTCCTGCGAGACAACTTGCTCATGCCAGTCCTAGGGTGCCTGATTGACCTGAAAGTATGGTGCCGGATCGTCCCTTGGAGGACTGGGATATCATCTTATGATACCTACGTTGATACGCCCGTTCCTGATTAATTCGTTCCAGTTCTTCGTCTGGAATCGGAGCAACGGGTTCCGGTTCTTCCTTGGGTGTTCTATTACCGCCAAATAATTTACTCATCGTCTTGCACTCCTTCTCTTGGTTGCATATCTACTGGGTCGATTGTAGGCACTGGCACTGCGCGGCCTGGTAATAACGGTAGGGGGCACGAACGGCTTACTCCGGCCCTTCTGTGCAATGCTTGGAAACAGTTCGGTCAAGGCCCACACCACGGCATCTGCACGGTCAGGGGAATTAAGACCCTGGTAGCCCGATGTAGTGAACGACATCATCTGGTCTTCAATCTCAGGGAAGTGCCCTACGTGGTGCACCAATGCCCGTTCGTACAACTGGCTAATCGGTTCGGCCCGAACGATCTTACCTCGACTGGCATGTACCAGGCTGATCGGCAGATTCGGGTTCTCCGCTTCCAGTGTGGACCTGACCATTTCACCGCCATAATTCTGTTCACACACAATCCGGTCAGCCTCATGCCGCTGGAACGCACTGTTAGTGACCCGTGCCCAGTCGCGTGGTCCGAACCGGCCAGACAGGTCTTCCAACAGGTACCCGTGCCCATCGGTGCCCAGGCCGACCACTGCAATACCCACTTCGTCGGATCGGTAGTCTTCGGGGCCGGTGCAACCTGACGGGTCAACCGCTATGACAATGCGAACCAGTTCCGGTATTACCTGCCTGGGATCAATACGCTGCTGATCCAACAGTTCTTCGGTCCATAGCGACCCATCACTGTCGTCAGCAAACTGCCCTAGCAAAAAACGTCGTCGAGCCTTGGGTGGCAGGTCTTCCAGTATCTTGATGTAGTCGGCTGACAGATTGGCTTTATTACCCTCTGGATTCATCAGCATATACGCGATATTGAACTCATCATCGACGGGGTGCTTGGTGAGCGGATCTCTCTTTTCGACGAATTGCTGATAAGTCCAATGTCGCTTTGACGGGGGATTGAAATCGTAATAACACTTGAGGCTCAGGTCGCGTGGTGGATCGGTGACCGTAGCTACCTTTTGAGCCAAACGAGTTTTAGCAGTCGTGACCGATCCCCACGGTATCTGACTGCACTCATTGAAGTACATGCCGACAAATTCCTGCCCCAGTACCTTTTCCACCCGTTCCTTGTCGTCCAGTCCGGCAAACCATATCTGTGACTTGTTAGCGAACTCATAGAACAGATTGGGGGTCTTGTGCCAGCCGATCTCTGGCCGGTAGAAGTTAGTCGGAAAACACAGGTCCATAACCTTCGGAAACGTGTCTTCGACCACCGCTGCCACCAGGGAGTTCTGCCGGAAGCGGAATATCGCTTGTCTGGACCCTGGTGCCAACTGTGAGCGCATGATCAGTGCACGGACAATCCAGAACGTCTTACCGGACCTGGCACCCCCACCTAACGCACAGTGTGTGGCGCGGGAAGTCAGGATATCCATCGCCTTCACCTGGTCGACGGTTGGTTCGAACCCTGGTTTGGCGTCATTCCAACTCAAGATCTAACCCTCTACCGGATCGACACAACTGCCATCGGGCAGCATGATCTCGTAGTGTGAATGAACGGTCATGGCAGGATACTGCGGATAGCGCGACGTGACAGCCTGAAGAACACCTATCGGGTCACCCATTGACACAAAGTCTCCGACCTTGATGGCTGGATCGGGCTGAATGTAGAACACCCGATGCCGTCGCTCGATAGTATCTGTTATCTCGACATACCGATACGTTTCCTCCTCACCCGTGTGACTGGCACCCCCATAGCCTGAGCCATACGGGTACCCAAGTTTGGTAACCTTACCACTGACAGGCGCTTCAATGGTGGCGGCATAGTCCTGTCCTTTGTGAGTCCGACTCCCACGAGGGGCACCAAAGTGTCCAGCACCGGCGGCATCATTACGGAGAGACAGTCGGGCGGTTATCATGCCAGTTGCCTCGCTACCTCATCTGCCACTGCCTGCTTGAACTCCTCTGCGGCCTGGGCGAGAACAGCGTCCTGCTCATCCACTCGCTTGGCCTCTGCTGCTGCGTCTGCCGCTTTGATGGTGGCATAGTTGTCGATTGCTTCCTGCGTATGAACGATCTCACACACCTTCCGCACCTTGACCTTCTCGCCAGAATAATCGTCGCCTGGGTAGATCACCCGTCTGGCCGTTATCTCATCAACAACCACCTGACCATCCTCAACCACATAGGTGCAGTCGTCTACCCGTACAAAACCAGACCGCACCTGTACCCGAATAAAATCCTGATACACCTTCACTCCGTCGGTCATACGCGAAAAATCACGAGGATCAACCATAGGCAGCACGTCCCTGATCGCATGGGCCAGTGGGTGTTCATCTGAACACTCTGCCTCAATAACATGGCGGTGAAACCGTCTAACTCCACCTTGCGAGATAATGTCCCGTATGCAGATTGCATTCGTCTGCGTGATCTCAATTAAGTCTGTTGTCTGTTGTCTGCTCATAACTTACGCCATGTAATTACATTGAAAGAAAAACCCGCCGTCATCCGTCCACTCCGTGTCTATGAGAGAAGACGTACCAGCAGTCGCATCCCATAAATACAGGAATAATAACGGTGATGAAGCAGCCATATACCCTGTTACAGAGCATCCAGCGGTGATATTAAACCCACCAGCCTGTCCAATGCTGGCAGAATATCCATATGTTGCACCGGCTGGATAGGGCATATTAGCCATATTAGCCGCACCAGTTCTGGAAGCAATGGACGATGTGATAATCCGACCAGCAATTGAAACAAGCCGCCCGACCTTGGTATATACCCCCTGCTGCAATGTGTAAGTGATCGTTCCCGATCCAGCAGCAAATTGCATGAGCGGAGTAAATGTCCCCTCTTCATAGTCGTCCAACAACTCACTGGTCATACCGGCGGCGTCACTGGTAGCAGCAAAACTAACCCCGAACGTATCCTGAAGCGCAATGCTTTTACCCAACCCACCGGCAGCAACCAGTGCAGCCAGGTCAGTTACGGCACCGTCAATCACTGCCCCTGTGTGTGTACTAACATATGGTGCGGCCATAACTATGCTCCGTAGAATCTACTACCAGCACTGGTATAAAACGGTCTACCAGCACTCGTATGAAATGAATTGTTGGTACGATGAATGCGAACAATCGCCCGACGCATTTGCCTCTGTCGCTGCTGCCTCTGCCGATCCATCATGCGTTGGGCGGCGGTCATTTGCTACCCCCAACCGAGAATATTCACATTTGTCTCATTAACCGCTGAGACACATGAGATGTAAGGCAACTCCCCAGTGCTTGGGTGCGGAGTCAGTTGGATCAGCCGTTCCTGGCCTGCCGGTAAGTAGATCGATGCACCGGCTATGTCATCATCAGTCGGTGCAGCGGCGGTCGCCCCGAACGCATAGTAAATATCCTGGTCGGCCTGGATGCGTATAATCTTGAGTGCGTCACTGGTTGCAAACGTGTGGGACTCAGCGGTCGTGGCCGTGTCCAGTTGCAACGCAGATGCCACAGCGTCTTGCTCGTTGGGGGCGTAAATAGCACCATCAGGTTGATAATAAGGTGTTAGTTGAGCGGTCATCTGTCAGGATCTCCTGAAAAATTTTGGGAGGGGTCGGTTTTTGAGCGGTCAGATTGTTGGTTGGGGTCGATAAAATTTAGCGATGACCCGTTTTTCAGCGGCCAAACGGTTGGTTGAGCGTTGGTTGGGTTGTAGGTCTGAAAATTTGTGGGCGGTGAGTAAACAGCCGCCCGAAGACCTCCCCCCGCTGTCAGGCGGGGGTGGGGGCGGCTTCCCGACCGCCTCACAATTCGCTGTCCTTACCGCTAATATTGATCGTTACAGGCTCAATTTGCATAACCTGGCGGTCTGTGTAGCCCATATTCTTTAGCTGGAATATAGCCCCCGCCCCATTCGATTTGATCGACCGTTTGACCATGTATGCTTCGACCCTAAGACGGGCTTTTTTTATTACGTCAGCGTACAATTCTTTGCGTTCATAGTCGTACAACGACTGCCGACTGACGAAGCCTAGTGCATAAGCCAACCCAGCAATACTCACGGGGTCTTCAGCCGCAACCGCATCATCAAAGTACAGGTCAACCATGATCTGGATATCTGCAGGACTACTGTATAACTGTTTTGTCATGCCTCACAGTCTATACAATCTACCACCCTACACACAACACACCCGGCTTACCCGCCGATTACCTAGCCTGGGGGTAACTCGTAAGTCGTTGATATCACACTCCTTTCGCCCTTCTATACCCCTATACCCTTTAATATATATATAGTAGTCGGTGGGAGGGGGTGTAGATAGCCTGCTATATGGTATATATCATAGGGGGATTTGTAGCGGAGTAGGACCAATCGAGGGGTGGTGGGCAAGATTCTCTACAACCCGCATAAACAAAGGGCTGTAGCATACCCACTATGATTGGGTAAACGGCGGGTGTCGGGTGTCCAAATCACTGCCCAAATCACTGCCCGAATGCCCACATCCCACGCCCTACCTGGCTTCCAGCCTATTTGACCCTATGATAGCAGGCAGATTGATTGATAGCAGCAGGAAAAAATATATCACCCAGGGCTTGCTATCTTGCTATCACTCGCTATAATGGTTCACACACTCACCAATTAAGGACCAACCCATGACCAATATCGACCGACTCAGCAATTTTCATCTCTCTCAACTCGCAGAAAACAACTACTTCAACGTCACTCACATCGATAGGGTGTGTCAACTCAGGGACATCCCCAATTATCGCGATAACCCCCACTACCACAATATCAGATCCCTGCACTGCGTCCAGTACGACAGCATGACCGACGAGGTGAAAGCTATTTTGGCTGAAGAACTCGCCGAACTGTTCGACCGATGGATGGCGATGGACCATGACTCCAACGTCATCAACCTGACTCATTTTATCCGCTAACCCAACCAAGGACCAAACCAATGATCTTCTATCAAGGACCATCCGCGATCGACGGCAAACCCATCGTAGCAATAGCCACTCTCAGCAAATCCATAGGCAACCGCAAGACTGGCAACATGGTGCAGACTTGGATCATGCGATCAGATATTGAGCCTCACACTGCAGTCAAGACGGGCGACGATTACAGCGTATGTGGGGATTGCCCCCACCGGGACCGTGACTGTTACGTCCTCACGTTTCAGGCTCCGCTATCAGTCTACAGAGCATTTCACCGTGGCAGCTACGCTACCCGCACCATCGACCAATTCGCCGGTCAACCGCTCAGACTGGGCAGCTATGGCGACCCGTTGGCAGTACCCCAGTCAGCATGGCAACCGTTGCTCGACATCACCGAAGGGCGTACCGGCTACAGCCACCAATGGGACACGCCACGCGCTACTACCGGCTGGAAATCAATTGTGATGGCGAGTGTTGACAGCCAAGTACAAGCCACTAAAGCACAGACTGAGGGATGGCGCACCTTTCGCGTGGCCCCTGCAGACGGGCACAAGGCAAGCAACGAGGCACACTGCCCGGCCAGTGAGGAGATGGGCCGTAAGCTGCAATGCATTGACTGCCAAGCCTGCAACGGTCAGACCGGTCGCAAGGCATCCATCGTCATCCTTGCCCACGGTGGCAAGGCTAGCAAATTTCAGGAGGCACAAGCATGAGATTCACCAAGCGACAGATCGACGTACTACTACTTACCATCGCAACACTGCGCGATGCCAACGAATTGGACTTGGCAGTTAACGGTCAATTGGATGACGTGCATCTTTTTGAGTGGATGCTGAAGCGGAACCGGCGCAATTTCGGCACGTTACCGGAATCATACAAGCCGATCATCCGCAACCTGATCGATAACAGTAGGGAACACTGTTCCACCCAACTATTCAACAACATGGCATTGGCTGCCATGAAAGCAGGATGCGGTCCTATCATCTAACCACTTGGAAAGACATCAACAGGAGTACGACAGCATGACGATTAAACATTTCGCCCACAATATTACAAGCGATGAATACGAGCGGCTTATGACCATCATTTTCACAGCTATGGATGAGGGTAGCAAATGGCACGGCATGACCTACGAGGAGGGGATGGCGGCGGTTATTGATCTGATGGAAGGTAACATCACCATCGAAGAGATTGAAGACAACTAACCCACCACCCGACCGACCAACCGCCGCAGACCATCGTGGCGGTTAGCCCGTAGAAGTACCCGATAAACCAAAGGACCAACAATATGAAATTTGAGATTAAGAACCTGAAGATTGCGGAGTTTGCATCAGAAGAAACAACCTGCTACCAAGCGACAATCTATGTTGATGGAGTCAGGTCAATCCTCGCAAGTAATGACGGTCACGGTGGACCTGATAATTTCTATGCCTACTCACCTCATGGCAGACCAGCCAACAATAAAGAAGTCACCTCGTTTGAGACAGCGATGGCAGCGGTTGCAGAGCATTGCAAGACCCTGCCACCCTACAAACTGGACGATGACTTCTCAATGCCATGGGATTTGCAGTTACTGATTGCCGACCAGATGAATCAGGTTGAAGGCCGTAAGCATCTGATGAGAAGTATGAAATCCAAGGTTGTCTACATTGAAGATGATCAGATATGGGCGTCAGGATTCAAGGGTATTCGTTCTATTGATGATCGTTGTATTAAGATTGTCGCAGACAAGCACCCTGATGCAGTCGTACTCAACAACCTGCCTATTGATGAAGCCTTTGACCTCTACAGGGAGTATGCGGCATGACTGTTAAAGAAGACATCCAACGGCTGTACACCCTTGCTGACGTGGCGTTTGGTGATGAGTTTGAGGTTCAGATACTGGACAGCGATGAGATATGGGCGGCACTGGCTCGACTGGCTGAAGAATGTGGATTCGACCCGAAGGACTTTGACTGATGAGAGTCCTAGTCGCCTGTGAGTCGTCAGGAGTCGTCAGAGATGCTTTCCGCGCACTGGGTCATAACGCATGGTCATGTGATCTGTTACCCAGTGACAGTCCCTACCATCTGCAAGGCGATGTGTTGCAGTACCTCACCGATAACTGGAATATGCTCATTGCCCACCCACCGTGTACCTACCTCACCAGTAGCGCAGAGTGGGCATATTCAGACGGTCCATACCATCAGAAGGTCAAGGCAGACACCCTCACCGGCGCTGCACGACGAGCCGCCCGTGATCAAGCCGAAGAATTTTTCATGGAGATGGCCAATGCCCCGATCAGGCATATCTGTATTGAAAATCCGGTCGGCGTGATGTCCACCAGATGGCGCAAGGCAGACCAGTACATCCAGCCCTATGACTACGGATCGGATGCCAGCAAGAAGACCGGCCTATGGCTCAAGAACCTGCCGCTGTTGGTTGCCGATCCGGCAGACCGCATAAGCGGCAGACTGGTTGATGGCAAGGAACGGTGGGCTAACCAGACCAACAGCGGTCAGAACCGCTTACCACCATCTGCCAACCGCTGGCAGGTACGCAGTGAGACATATTCAGGAATTGCCACTCAAATGGCACAACAATGGAGCAACTAACGTGATGGATAAGCCGATAAATATTAACGAAAAAAACGCCGAAAAAATAACCGCCGCACTTTCGGCGGCCAATGGCCGAGCAAACAGCCACACAATTTCCCA